CTCCAATCCTTACTTAAGGGACCCTCTTAACAGAGCTATACCATTCTTGGTAAGCGAGGTTAACGGAACCACCGGTGCCAACCCAGCAAGCTGGGAGGGATCACCATCTCCGCGATAGAACGGCGCGGATCTTCCGTTCAAGAATCACGAGCGTCGATGCACTTGCTCGATCCTCTAAAAGGGAATACCGCTTAAGCATCGACTCGTACCAGTCTTTAACCTCCACCGGTACACCTCTCTCGAGGGCAACGGTAGGAAGGTTGGGCCAAACTGCAGAACCCAAGCTGCTAAGCGAGGGGAGCATGGCTCTTACTACAGCTTCAGCCTCCTGGTCGGAGGTTGCTGCCTCAAGAACGACATACTCTGCAGGCATCCACCGAACGGCGTCAGCCATTCGACTGGAGCTATACAGAGCCTTGTTCGCTCTCTGAGCACGGCTAGAGAAGCTACGGTAACGCTCATCGCGTGCCCACACCCTTTCGATAATTGGTGTGAGCCGCTCCTCTAGAGGAATGCCGAAGGGATTCCAACCCAGGCCAAACGGTTCTGGCAAATCCCCGATGAATGCGAGTACGCGCTTATGGCGCGCGCGCATCATCAGCAAGCTTCGTGGACCAAGTTGAGCGGCGAAAGCTACAAAACTTTCGTCACTGACTTGACCTTTCCACTTGAATCCTCGAACCACATCGGATGAGGAGATGACGCGACCAGCAAATTCCGCTACGGTGTCCGATGACAGGCCTTTATGGTCTGCCACCTTCATACCCCAGTGGATGAACCAGCCGCGGACAACTGAGGCAACTTCGTAATCCATAATGACGAGATCATCGCCAAGGATCACGTAGGGGAGGACCTGATCAAGGTCCCAACCGCACTCTGCGAACGCCGCCTGGACAACACAGTGGTGCCAGAGGGCAAAACACGCAAAGGTAGGGTACAACCCTAACGGGGAACCCACAGTCCACCTGAGCGTGGTAGCCTTTAGTGGGTTGCGCTTGAAATTATTCACGCGCCATTCACCCCGACAAGTTGCTCTGAGAAATTGGAGCCACCGAGTCGGTACACCACAACGGGAGAGAAACTCCAGTTGGAAGTCAAGGGGAGCACGGTCTGTCGCATTGGACAGATCCATGCTGACCGCAGGTTTCCCTTCGGCCAACCATGACTGGACCATTCGGACGCCTTGGTCGTGGTCGAACGTGCAATCTTGTGGGATCGCACGCAGAGCACGAAACAACGCCCTCCCAAGGGGCTGCAAAGCCGCTTGGTATACTCGGTAGGGGTTCGCAGCAAACCTTAGCTTGAACCCTGCCTCCTGGATTAAGGAGATCACTCCCATCTTCGGAATTTCCACAAGTGGAGGTCCCGAACGGAGTTCGTCTTCCATA